CAACTAACACTTCAACTAACTATATTCCACCCTATACTGACTGGGGAGATGATATAATTGTAAAGAATAATCCTGGAGAATTGACACTATTTCCTACATGGTTGCCTCATTACACAACTAAGACTGAAGTAGATGAACCCAGAATTACTATCGCATTTGATATTGTTCCTTCCGAGGGATGTCTTCACCTCGATGAAGACAATCTGGTCGAACTCTAAATATTACATACACAATGTTTTGAAATGGCAACTTATCCTGTAAAGAATACCGTAACTGGTGAAACAAAAGAAGTGGTTATGAGTATCCATGATTGGGATCAGTGGAAACTTGATAACCCAGAATGGATTAGAGATTTCTCCGACCCTAGCACATGTCCTGGAGTAGGAGAAGTTGGTGAATGGAAGGACAAACTTCGTAAAAAGGCACCAGGATGGAATGATGTGCTTCGTAGAGCACAAAAAACTGGAAACAACCGTCAAAAACTTACCCTCGATTAATCCCTATGCCCAGAAAGAGAAAATCGTCTGAACCTATTGGTGTTGGTATGACTGCTAAACAGATGAGAAGGAAGAAACCGATTAATACGGACTTCCTTGTTGATATTACTCCCCTCACAGATAACCAAGAAACACTCTTCAAAAATTATCATCTTGGGAAAAACATTTTTGCATATGGGGCAGCAGGTACTGGTAAAACCTTTATTGTGCTGTATAATGCTCTTAAGGATGTTTTAGACGAAAACTCTCCTTATCAGAAAATCTATATTGTTCGTTCTCTGGTCTCGACTAGAGAGATTGGTTTCCTCCCTGGAGATCATGAGGACAAATCTGCTCTTTACCAGATTCCTTATAAGAATATGGTAAAGTATATGTTTGAACTGCCTACAGATTCTGACTTTGAAATGCTGTATGGCAATCTCAAGCAACAGGAGACCATTTCTTTCTGGTCTACATCTTTTATTCGTGGAACCACTCTTGATGATGCTATCATCATCGTTGATGAGTGTCAGAACCTGAACTTCCACGAACTTGATAGTATCATTACTCGTGTCGGTGAGAACACCAAGATTCACTTTTGTGGTGATGCTACTCAAACTGACCTTACAAAAACATATGAGCGTAACGGCATCCTGGACTTTATGAAGATCTTGGAACAAATGCCATCATTCTCGTCTATTGAATTTGATGTCAACGATATCGTTCGTTCTGGTCTCTGTAAGGAATATCTAACTACAAAACTGGCTCTTGGTATGTAATGTTTAATCATCTTGAAATTGACCTCCCTCGCTTAGAGAGAGACACCATTGATGGTGTGAGGTATTATGATACTCCTGATGCAAAGATGGTATCCATTACCTCTATCATCAGTTTTTATGAACGGGAAAAGTTTGCTAAATGGCGTAAACGGGTCGGTGATGAGGTTGCCAACGAGATTACTCGGAAGGCAACCCGTCGGGGAACCGACATGCATACTTTGACTGAGCATTATCTTAAGAACGAAGATCTTCCAGAGGTACAACCTCTTCCCGACTTCTTATTCAAGATTGCTAAGCCTACTTTGAATAAGATTGACAATATTCACACTCTGGAAGGTTCTTTGTACAGTAAAGAACTCGGTGTTGCTGGCACTGTTGACTGTATCGCTGAATATGAAGGCGAATTGGCGATCATCGACTTTAAAACCAGTAAGAAACCAAAACCAAGAGATTGGATTGATGGTTATTTCGTTCAATGTGCTGCTTATGCTTGTATGTATTATGAACTGACAGGAGTTCCTGTAAAGAAGTTTGTGATCATCATGTCATGTGAGGATGGTAGTTGCAAAGTTTATCAGGAATATGATAAACTTAAGTATATGAAGTTACTCACGAAGTACATCAGAAATTTTGTAGAATTTAAACTAAATGGAAAATGAACTAACCAAAGCTTTGGGCAAAAAATTCATGAATGCCTCAAAGTTCTCTTTGGAAATTGAGAATCTAGTCTTGCGTGAAAAGATTAATTATATTGAAGCAATCGTTCTCTTCTGCGAAGAAAATAGTATTGAAGTGGACTCCATCACCAAACTAATTTCAAAACCTCTCAAAGAGAAGTTGAAGCGTGATGCTATCGATCTCAACTTCATGAAAAAGACCACAAGAGCACGGTTGCCGCTCTAAATATACCAGGCAGAGGAGAAAAATGTCTGACTTCTTTGAATCGGAATTTGTCCAAGAGGCAATCCAAGATATTAACGAACTTCAGGAAGAAATCTATACTGAAGTGTTTGCTTTCGACGAGTTGGATCGTGAAGATAAGGTCAAGCATCTTGACAAACTCGACACTCTGCTGGAGAAACAGAGGAATCTGTACACACGGATGACTCTCTCCGATGATCCTCGCGCAAAAGAAATGCGCGATAATGTCCGTAAGTCTGCTATAATGATGGGGTTCCCATCCGATGTGGACTGTGGGGTTCTTTTTGCCAACATGCAGAAAACCCTCGAAAATGTCAGGAAACAGATTTCTTGACATGGGCGATGGGTCCGCCCTATAATAGACCCGTACAAACCAAATCCATTTCACAAGCCAAATCCAATGTCTTTTGCATCCCTTAAGAAACAATCCTCCCTCGGTTCCCTGACTGCCAAACTGGTCAAGGAAGTAGAAAAAACCAATAAGGGAGGTGGCGCGTCTGACGATCGTCTTTGGAAACCCGAAGTCGATAAAGCAGGTAACGGTTACGCAGTGATCCGTTTCCTTCCTGCTCCTGAAGGTGAAGACCTTCCGTGGGCAAAAATGTACTCCCATGCCTTCCAAGGCACTGGTGGTTGGTACATCGAGAACTCTTTGACTACTATCGGTCAAAAAGATCCTGTCTCTGAACTCAACACGAGTCTCTGGAACAGTGGCACTGACTACGACAAAGAAACCGCTCGTAAGCAAAAGCGTAAACTGTCCTACTATGCCAACATCTATGTTGTGAAGGATCCCGCAAATCCTGACAACGAAGGCAAAGTTTTCCTCTACAAGTTTGGTAAGAAGATCTTTGATAAGATCATGTCTGCCATGCAACCTGAGTTTGAAGACGAAGATCCTATCAACCCGTTCGATTTTTGGGCAGGTGCAGACTTCAAGATCAAGATCAAGAAGGTTGCTGGATACTGGAACTATGATTCCTCTGAGTTTGCTCGTCCTGGTGCTCTCCTGGATGACGACGATGCCATGGAGGCAATCTGGAAGAAGCAATATTCTCTCGCTGAGATCGTAGATCCTTCCCAGTTTAAGTCCTATGAAGAACTGAAGAAGCGTCTCGATTATGTTCTCGGGACCTCTGCTGCTCCTAAGGCACCCGATCCTGAGGTTGTGAACGAAGAAGATGATTATGATTTCGCTTCCGTTCCTAAGGCAACTTCTTCGGCATCTGAAGACGAAGATGATGCTCTGAGTTACTTCCAGCGTCTTGCTGAAGAGTGAGTATAAATAGAGGGAGGGAATTCCCTCCCTTTTTTCTTTTGTAGTCTCATTAATTACAGAAATGGCATTTCAAGGTACACCATTTATTGTCACTTATGACGACGGTGACAACACCAACACTCAACAAATTGAGGTTGTTGCAGAATCTGCTGCTCTTGCAGAGCAAAGAGTAAGACATCTTTTCCCCTCCGCTCAAAACATTGTAGTCGCTGCTGCCTGATAAATGTCTCGCAATCAAGTCATTGTTTATAATGGAGATGATGGCTACTGTAATGTAGTCATTCCATCGACACAATGCGTTCTCTCTGACGAGGATATCATCGCAAAGGATGTCCCCGTTGCTGAGTATGCAGTGATCGATCATACTGAATTGCCCACCAAGACATTTAGAAACGCATGGAAATACAACCACTCAAGTTCGACTGTGGATGTGGATCTTGCAAGTGCCAAAGAAATAACGACCAAACTTCTGGAGGATCGTTATCTGGCAACGGAGAAACAGAACGAGGAGATCACGAGAGTCGCCAATATGAGAGGGCAGACTCCAGAACTTCTTGATAATCCCGCAGTTCCATACTCTACCATTAACGCTAAGAAAAGCGTCAATGGTTTACTTAGTCTTCTTTAAGACAAATCGTTATAAGCAACCTTTCCAGTGTTGGAGCTGTATTGAGAAGATTCTTGATACTGTAAAACCTCTCTAACTTCTTCAAGGAACCGTCCTAGGAACTCTTTTCTGAGTACTCGGATGGTTCTTTTTTCATTGTTTTTTCTAGTTTCAATCAACCAGTTAGACACACCTACTACTGGTCTGATTGTTTGTCCGATGTTGTCTGGGTCTGGAATCGTGAAGTTTGAGTCAACTACTTGACCTGCAGGTAAAAGAAGTCTACCTTTATCATCTAGGACTTCTTTGGTCTCATATCTTCTGGTAGCATTTAGATCCTCTCCATACTTCTCTGCAGCATAGTCATAAAGAAGTCTGGATGTAGTAGGCCATTCATCTCTGACATTGATGATGTTTGCTGTTAGGAGAACAACCCAATCATAGTGCGAACTGCCATATAACTTCTCTGCCACATTGTCAGGTCTTTCACCTTCTAAAATTTGATAGTTTACGAAGTTTGTTGCAAACAGCAAAGCAGATTCTTTAATCTTCATCCGAAGAAAAAGATTCTTTACATCTACATATTGCTTTCTAACCCCACCAGTTTGTACTGGATTGAGATATTGAAAGTCTGGTAGTAGTCTGAAGTAAGAGTTGCTAGCCATTAGTATT